GCCCCTGTCTCGCCCGGCTTGTCGAACTGGGCGCCGAACGCTCNCATCTGGTCGACGAGGTCGTTGATCTCGTTGCGACCTGCTTCGAGGTGCCGGCCCTGTGACTCCACGAACTTCAGGTCAGCGTTGCCCTTGTCGCCGCCCTTGATGCCCGTGACGGAGTTCGGGCCGACCTTGATGTCGTCGAGGCTGCCGTCGTAGTTCAGGGCCACGAGCATCGGGAACGAGTTGACCTGGAGGATGCGACGCTGCTCGCTACGGATCTGGTAGTGCTCCAGGTTCATGTCGGCCAGGTCGGCGAGCGGGTTCTCGGCCTGGAAGTACCCGGTCCGGCCCAGGTAGACCGGCACGAGTGGCACGAAGCCCAGCCTGTTGTCGCCACGATCCACCTCAGTCCAGACGGGACGCGAACGGACCCCACCGGCCTGGAGCTCGAAGACGCGCCACGACGTTTCCTCGATCACCTTGATCTGCTGCACGAACATCGTCTCGAATTCGTTCAGCGCCCGCTCGACGGTCTGGAAGAACCGGAGATGCGTCAGCTTCAGCTCACCAGCGACCATGCGCGTGCGAAGGCTGATGAGATCCTCGATCTTGATCTGCTGCCAGTACGGCCCGGTCCGGCGCTGTTGGTCAGCCTGGGCAGTGTTCGGAATGTTGCGGTCGCGGTCAACCAGAAACAGCGCCATGCCGCAGCTGCTCAGCGCGTCGACCAGCAGATCCTTGGCGAAGGCCTGGACGTCGGTGCCGCCGCGGTCTACGTCCCAGATGATGTTCTGGATGATGTCGTTCGGCTTCTCAACCTGGAACGGCTTGGCGAACAGCTTGCCCGCCATGACGCTGACCGTGCGCCGGAAATAGTTGCGCAGCCTGGCTGTCTTGCGGCGGTAGTCCCAGTCCTCGTCCTCCTCGACCGGATGCTTGGGTAGCCAGCGGATGCCACCAGCCTGCATGGCCTCAGTACCGCCCATGAGCGCTCGCGGCAGCTCCGACGCCGCCTGCATCTCAGCGATCCACTGATCGACGCGACTCGGATCCGGCGGCGGAGCTGCCTTCTTCGACGGCGTGGTTCGGGTGACCTTACGAGGCGGCGGCATCAACGATCTCCTTCATCTCGAGCACGACCATGCGGGGCATGAACGTGGACCGCCGAGAGACGATCACCTCGTACACCGTGTCGCCGATCGCTAGCATGACTCCAACCGGCGGCTGGCGGTTGGTTTTCGGCACGTACGCCAGTTGCGGCACGCCGAGCACGATGTTGAAGCCAGCCAGAACTGTCTCGCCGTCGATGATCATGGTGATCCGCTCGCCGTTCTCGATCTTGTGCTTGTCGGTCATAGCTGCAGAGCCCCCAGGGTAAGTGTACGCTGCCGCTTGCGGGCAGGTACGTTGTCAGTGATGACGGTGAGCTCCATGGCCAGCGTGGACCCGTTGCCGTCGAAGGCCACGTCGGTCTGGCTGCCGACGTCGAAGTCGAACCAGACGGTGATAGTTTCTCCGTCCTCGACCGGGTCGTACCCGCCGCCGGACTTGACGTTGAGCCCCAGGGCCACCGCCTCCGGGTACAGGGTCAGGGTGTAGGTGGCGATGCTTTCGCCGTCCTCAAGCAGAGGGTCGGCGTCAGACCGAAGCTGGATCTGGAAGTCCAGGATCTCGGCCGGGTCCATCGGCGTCTTGAACTTGGTCGCGCTAGTCGGGACCGCCATCGTGTGCCTCCTGGTGTAGGGCTAGGGTTCTTAGCATAATTCTCATCCTGATGACACGCTGGCCGTTCGGGCGCCACCGGTGGGCGTCGCCACGCGATCGTTCGCGGCCCCGTCGCCGAGCTCAGCCACCCGTGGTCCTCCGCCTGGGGAAACGTTCCGGTCCTCCAGCGACCCACCGACGCTGACCTTTCGGCTCTGCGGCGTCGGCGTGGTAACCGTCGGGACAGCGTGCTGAACCTCCTCCAGCGAGATCGCTGGATCCACGACCAGGGCGTACCGGCTGGCCACGGCCAGGGCCGCGGTGGTCGAGAGCGAGGCAGCGGCAGCCACGGCGAGCGCCGTCCTCGGGACCAGGACCGGGCTGTCAGTAATCGTGGACGTTAGCGCCGAGCTCACGAGCAGCGCGGTCCGCGCCGCCAGGGTGATCCCGGCCGCGGTGGCTGCCGACTGCGCCGCTGCCACGGCCAGTGCCGTCTTGGGTAGCAGCACCACGTTGTCGGTCGAGCCGGCCGAGGCCGCGGCGGCCAGCACGAGGGCCGTCTTAGGCGTAAGCGTCGGGCTCGTGGTCACGCTGGCCGTGTTGGCCGCGTTCACGGTCAGGGCTGTCTTGGGCGAGAGCGTCGGGCTCGTGGTCACGTCGGCGGTGTTGGCCGGGTTGACGGTCAGGCTGGTGCGCGGGAGCAGCGTTACGTTGTCGGTGGCCCCAGCCGAGCTGGCCGGGTTGACGGTTAGCCCCGAGGCGTGGATCGTAAGGGTCGTGTTGTCAGTGGCGCCCGCCGAGCTAGCCGGGTTGACGGTCAGGCTGGTCTTCGGCGAGACGGTCACGTTGTCCGTAACGTCCGCTGAGCTGGCAGGGTTGACGGTCAGGCCGGTCTTCGGCGTCAGCGTCGGGCTGTCGGTGGTCGAGGCGGTGTTGGCAGCGGCAACGGTCAGGGCCGTCTTAGGCGAGAGCGTCACGTTGTCCGTAGCGCCAGCTGAGTTGCCACCGTTCACCGTCAGCGCCGTCTTGGGCGTGAGCGTCGGGCTGGAGGTGGTCGAGCCCGAGTTGGCGGCCGCCACGGTCAGCGCGGTCTTTGGCGAGAGCGTCGGGCTGGAGGTGGTTGACGCGGTGTTGTCGTTCGCCACGGTCAGGGTAGTCTTCGGCGCGAGGGTGACGTTGTCAGTCGTGCCAGCCGAGGCGGCAGCGTTCATCGCCAGGGCAGCGTGGAACACCAGGTTGACGTCGCAGCTCAGGTCGTAGACGTGAACGTAGTCGAAGTCCACGGTCGTCGGTGCAAAGCGCTGGGCGATGAAGCCAACGGCCAGCTGCGTGATCCCGGCGTTGGTGTGCTGGAACATGGCCGAGCCGGAGCCAGTCGCGAAGATGTTCTGGCTGACGTAGGTGTTGAGACCCGCGAACGTGTTGTCGCCAGCGTACACGGCAGCTTGGCCACCGCCGGTGATCGCCGTCACGCTCCAGTCCACGCGGTAGGTGTGGCCCAGGGTCGTGCTGCTAGTCGGCGCCCTGACCTGGGCGTCCACTGCGCCGTTCGACGTCAGGCGTCCCGTTCCGCCGGCCACGAAGACAAACGTGCCGTTGTCGATCGTCCACCCGGTCACGTTGCTCGTGAAGTCGCCGTTCGCCAGGAGGTCGGTACTGATGTTGCCCGCCTGGTCGGTCGAGCTCGTGGCCTGCACCGTTAGCGGCGTGTGGAACGTCAGGCTCGGCGCGTCGGTCACGCTGGCTGAGGCCGCAGCGTTGACTGTCAGCGCCACTGAGCCCGACGCCGCGGGCTTCAGGACCAGGCTCGCCGCCGCGACCGACCCGATGCTAGCCGTGGAGCCGCCGCCGAACGTGGCCGGGTCGAAGGCGCCCGTGGTCCAGTCGGTCTTGAGGCCCGCGGCCACCTTGGCTCGGTCGTTGGTCCCAGCCCGGAAGTGGTTAGTCGCCGACGACAGGTTGGCCGGGTTGGTCAGCGCCGTGGTGTCAGTACCGCCGGTCGCGCCAGCCGCGGCGCCTGCCACGTAGATCCAGTCGCCCGCCGTGCTGGGCGTGATGGACGGAGCGTCTGGTGACGCGATCCCGAGAGCTGTGCTCGTGGTTGGCGCTACGCCGTCGAGCGGGGTCACCTGGCTCACGCCCCGGAAGACGTGGATCACGTAGGAGCCGGTGTTGCTGAACCCGAGGCTGCCCAGGTCCACGCTCGTATCCGGCGTCGGACCCATGAACTTGTAGTGCGTGATCAGGTTGGCGTCGTTCGTCGACCCGTTAGCGTAGACGTTCGAGTACGCGGCCGTGTAGCCCGCCGTGACGACCGTCGGCGCCACGTTGGCCGTGTTGCGCTGGCACTGGCTAATGACCACCAGGTCCCCAGGCAGGATGCTCGGAGTGGCGCCGAACTGGTTGACGAGTGTATTGAAGTTGACTGTGGTCGTGGCCGCGCCGACCAGCCCGCCGATCGACCCGACGAACAGGACGCCTGGCGGATCAGTGGTGGTGATGGTCACGTTGCTCGTGGTGCTCGTAGCGCTAGCGTCGGCGTTGACCAGCAGCGTCTTCGGCTGGATGGTCACATTGTCTGTGGCACCGGCTGAGTTGGCAGCGTTGACGCTCAGCGCGATGCTAGTCAGAGGACGGACGGCGACGGTCACCGCCGACCACGAGCCGGTGTTGGTCGACGTCGAGCCACCGAAGGCGTTCGGGTCGAAGGCACCGCTGGTCCAGGTCGTGAGCGTCGAGTAGCCGGCGACAGCCTGGTTGGTGACGCCGGTCCCTTGAACGGTTCGGAAGGCACCGACACTTGAACTCATGTTCGTCGGCGCCGTGTAGATGTTCGCGGCGGCAACAGCCGAGCCAGCGAAGGCGATGATCCACGCGCCAGCTGTGACCGGCGTGATCGCCGCGGCGTTGGCCACGCCGGTGTTGGTACCGCCGGTGACGACCGGCGCCACGTCCATCGGCGTGGTCGTGTCGACGCCTCGAAGGACGATCACGCAGAAGCAACACTGGCTGGCTGTCGTTGGGACGGGTGGGATCTGCAGCGTCGTGTCCGGCGTCCCGCCCATGACCTTGTAGCTGACCTGGAAGTTTGAGTCGAAGTTGTCGTTCTGGTAACTATCGGTGTGCGCGGCGGTGTAACCCGTTGGGGTAAGAGCCGACTGCGCCAAGTCGGTCGTGCCGCTAATCTCGATGGCGACGATCACGAGATCGCCGGTTTGGATGGCTCCCGCGCCGACCGCCACGTTGCTATCGTCGAGCAGGTCGGTGGCGAACGTGAACGTCAGCCCCGTCGCCGAGTTATTGTGGTTGTTGGTCTTCGAACCGACGCGGGAGATCGCCATGGCGGCTTAGCCGCCGGACACGGCCCAGCCGTATAGGACCGTCACTCCATCCAGGACGACGGTACCTTGCAGCCCAGCCACGGTGTACGCCTCGATCGTGGTCGATCCGCCGCTGATGTGCACATCGAAGTGGCCGCCGTTGCAGCTCTGGATCACCTGGCCGTCGTAAAGCTGGCCGAGCACCATGATGTCGCTGTAGCAGCCGTTCTCGTCGAAAACGAGCCGGTCGCCGGCGTCCTCATCGAAGTCCGTGATGTGGTCGGTACCGAACGCGCCATGGAAGTAGATCCGGTCCGGCCCCTTCTTGGTCGTGATGGTGTCGTTGCCGGCCGTGCTCGTCAGGCTGTCAGCCTTCTGGGTGCCGGTGATGGTGTCCGCGTAGGCTGGCGCTGCCAACGCCAAAAGGGCGGTGGCGGCTAGAACGATAGCCTTCATGAGTCGGTCTCCTTAGGTCGGCTGCTGGATCTCGTACTTCCACGCCGGCACGTCGACCGTGCCACCCGTGTTCAGCGCCTGGCTGGTGCAGGTGGTGACCACGTACAGCTTCGAGTTCGTGCTATCGATCCAAGCCACGTGGCCAGCAGTCCCCGACGTGGAGATGGTGATGCCCGTCTTCGCACCCGAAGTGATCTTGCGTCCGCTCGTGTCGCCGGCAGCCAGCGTATAGTCGCCGGTCGCCATGGCCACGTTGGCCAGCATGAACGTCGCGTTGCCTTCAGCGTAGGTGGTCGGCTGCGAGGAGCAGACCACCATCTTGTTGGCGTTGTTCTTGATGACGTTTAGGGCAACGTCAAGAATGTCGGTGTTGTTGACTGACTTAGCCATCGGCGCTTACTCCTCTTCGGCTTCGACGGTCGCGTGGACGTCGTTCACCTCGAGAGTCGGCTCGGGGTTGGATGGTCGCTCATCACCTCGGGCCACGCCGGCCACCGTCATGCCCGGGAAGGTGCCCTCGCGGCCGAAGCCGACGGTCGTCTCGGGGTCGATGGTCGCAACGCCCGCTTCCTCCGTCTCCGGGTTGAAGTCGAGCATGTCGTTGGTGACGGTGCGGGTCGGCTCCTCGTCGGTGAAGTCCGTCCCGTTGAAGGCGATGTCGAAGTACGCGGCGGCAGCCGGGTTCTCGAACCTCACAACCTCACCCTTCTGGAAGGGCTCCAGCCCAGGGTGGAGGATCTTTTCGTTGAACTTCAGCGTGTCCTTCGAGCCAGCGTGACTTGCCAGCGCCGACTCTGGATCCTTTGCGCCCTTGGCCATGCGCCACTCCTTGCGTGGGGGTTAATGACGCGAGAACATACCCCGTCGGCTGGCCGTTTGTACATCGCGCACCGCCAGCTCGGTCACAGCCCACACCAGAGCGTCCATCCGGTCAACCAGCATCTTCCCTGCCTGCTCTGGCGAGTACTTGACCATCTGGTCCTCGAGTTTCTTGTGCAGGCCCACGTGGTGCACGATCCCGCGCTCATATAAGGCCGAGACCGGCTCAGCCCGGGTCATCTTGCCGCGGCTGGCATGGATCCCCTTGTAGGCGAAGAGGCTTCGATCAGCCATGGCGGACCTGAGAACCTCCTTGACCATGGCGCCACCGTTGTTGATTTCGGCGATGATCTTGTCGGCCTTGAGCCGGACGTAGGTGGCGATGGCCCGTCGCGCCCACTCGGCTGGCGTGCCCTGGAGCGACTGGTCCTCAAGCACGTAGACGTGGCCCGTGGCCGAGATGCCCGCAGCGATGATGCCGGTGTCCGCGCCCTCGTCCTCCGAGATGGAGGGATCGATGGCCACGACGATCCGGATGAGGTCAGGCACGTCTTCCTCGCGAACCCGGGTCTTCTCGATGATCGCCGGCGTCCACAGGGCACCCATGTTCTCCAGGAGCAGCTCACCCTCGATCTCCTGGCGGCCGAGGCGCGTCCCAGCGTAGTTCTCGATGACTGAGTCGAAGAACGTCGGCGCCAGGTTGTCCCGGTTCTCGTACGTCGAGCCAGTCGTGAGCAGCGTGGTCTTGGCCTTGATGAGCGCCGTCATCGGGTCGCGCGGCTTCGGCGTGGTGGTCACGCAGACCTGCGGCGGCAGGTCCTTCCGGCGCATGAGGCGCATGCCGAACATGAGCATGTCCCACGTCGCCTGCGGGTCAGCCCAGGCGCAGAGCTCGTCAGCCCAGCCGATGTGATGCTGCGGACCACGGAGACGCTCCGCCTCCTCGGCCGAGTAGCAGAACGCCACCGAGCCACCTCGGCCCCAGGTAACCCGGCGCTTGGAGCTCTCGTACTTGACCTTGTCCCACGGCGGGCAGACGTTCAGGAGGCCCGAGTCGCCCTCGAGCATAACGTCACGGACGTCGGCCGCGGTCGGCCCGATCAACGCCACGCGGATCGGCTTCTTCAACACCTTGTGGGCGTAGTCCACCTCGCCACGCACGTACTCAGCGCCGAGCCGGGTCTTCCCGTACCCGCGGCCGGCCATGTTCAGCCAGACGTACCACGGCTTCGACGTGTCCCGGTTCGGGGCCTCGCCCTTGGCGTAGTTGTCCGGCTTCATCTGCTTGGGTCGTGCATGCACCGGCCAGAGGTACCGAAGCTTCACGCGGTCCCTTGGCGGCAGCGCCGCCATCAGCTGCGCCACCAGGTGGGCCTGATCCTTCGGGATCGACCCCAAGATCTCCGTCATCGTCCGCATGGAGGCTCTACTGCTTGCAGGCCCACATGCCGGCCCAGAACCCTTCCCAGAACTTCTGGTCGCTCTCGAGCCGGTAGCGGTTGTTAGCCTTCGCCTCGTTGATCGGTGAGTCCGGGTCCGGCTCGAACTGCCGAAGCACGCTCATCGCCAGGCTCCGAACCCTCGGGTCCGGATCCAGCCGCATGTGCTCCGCTAGCTCCATCAGCCGCTTGCTGCTTTCCGCGCTCATTGTCATCTCCTGTCGGTTCATCATCGTCCGGGGTATCAAGCAGAGGCGCACCAACGCTCTCCAAAATCCGGTTCAGCAGCACGGTCACCTCGTCGGCGTCGATGCTGTCCTCGTCGGGATCATGGAGCTGCACGTGCTCGGTCGGCTTCCCGTACAGCCGGGTCAGCAACCGGTCCGCTGCGTCGAGCCGGACAGCCGGGTGCACCTTCTTGTCATGCGCGATGTCGCTCATCACCTGGACCAGGCTGGCGTCGATCGGCTCGATCAATTCCTTCAGCCGCTCAATCTTCAAGATCTTGCGCGCCCTGGCGCTGTTAGGGTTCAGCGCCATGTACTGCTGCGTCTTCCGGTCCGCCTTCTCCACCGGATCCTTCGCCAGCTTCGGCTTCGGACTCCGCCTGTTCTTGATCGGCCCCATCTTCTTGACGGTCGGCCGCTCCTTCGCGCCAGGGATCTTCGGTCCGTGCACCTTCCTCGGCGCTTCCTCGCCCCTAGCCATTCCAGCTCCGATCAATCGCCGTGTTCATCCGATGCCGGAGATGATCCAGCGTGCCCAGCAGCGTGAACTTGCTACCGTCGTCCGACGTGGCGAAGCTCGTCGCTACCTTATTGTCCGTGGTCAGCGCTGCGTACGCCACACCCGTGAGCCGGCCGTTCCTGGCGTCCACCAGCAACCGCTCCAGCCGCTCCACGATGTCGGCCTTCCCGTCGTTCTCGATCACGTTCAGCTCTGGCGGCACCACACCTACTCCTACCAGGCGCCAGACGGCGTGTCGGTCGCCGCCGGGCCAGACCCTTACTTCCGCTTCGCGTAGCCCTTGCGCGGCGTTCCGGTCTTCGTTGCCGCGCTCGCACGACGTTCCGCCGCATTGCGGCTTCCCTTGACCCCGGTGGGCTTACTCGGGCGCTTTGCCTTCATCGAGGCCGACTGCTTGATGCCCATGATCGACGTTCCTCTGCACCTGTGGGCCTTGGCCCATGTTACGAACAAAGCACTGTACTTTGTCCGGTGCCTCCCCAGTGTTCCAGGCAGGCTTCGGACACCTGGCCCACGGTTCAAGGAGACCGCGATGTGACGTTCACGATCACCCCAGAGCCGAGGACCTTAGCCCCTAAGCGCAGGGTTCCTCGAGCGACGGCACTTTGATCGTGGCTCGCTGAGCGCTGCGCTCACAGGACGATGTCCGAGGCACGCTGGTACCCCAGAACCGAGGTCTCTGTACATGGCGGATGAGTGGTGAGCATTCCGTGAGGTGGCGTGGACGAGCGTCCCTCGCTGCAGGGATCTAGGTCCAGAGCTGGCCGGGACATCATTTGACGGGGCGACAGCGATAGAACGGTATCGATACGAAACCTGTTCCATGCATCTGTGATGCCGGGAGCGGCCGGAGCGAATATTCTGTACTTGTGTTTCAGTCCAAAGAAAACCTAGACTTGGCAATGGCTTAGAGCCATTCTGGAACACAATTCTACTCTTCTTTAGAAAAGAGAAAAAAGAAATTCAAAGATAACTGAGAATTAGGATATGGGCAAGGCCTCTATGGGGGAATTCTGTTCTTTGTGCCAACCAAGCGCCTAAGCTGTTGATCCAGCAACAAAGTACATGAAACACATTCTGTGCCATCCAGATCTGTACTGGCGCAGGATCGGGTCCATCTGCGCATCATGCGTCGTTACACCTATGGAACGGTGCGTTAACGTTTGATGTCACACTGTACCACCTACAGGCACAGGCTACCATACAACAAAGCGCACCTAGGCCTAGACCTAAGTGCGCTAATGTGCAACGGTGCTTTGTTCAGTTCATCTAGGCCTCCCTTTGGCGCAAAGCGCTGGTGGTACAATCAGGAGGGGCCATTATGGCCCTCGCCACAGGCGCGCGGTGTTCCGGCCTAGGGTCAGCCGGCGGTGTAGTCGGTCCGTGGCGGTGCTGGGAATTCGCGGTCGTCTCGGAGAACTCGGATCTCCTTGCAGCCGTTCGCCGGGAATTCGTCCTCGTAGGCCGCGACCGCGGTCAGCTTGTGGTCGCCGCACTCGTAGCCGATCAGGCGGACTTGGCGGTCCTGGGCGAGGAGCTGGGCGGTCGCGAGTTCGGAGTCGACCGGGATCGGCGCGTTTCTCGAACCAGCGAGGAAGCCGGCGGAGGCGCAGGCAACGGCGATCAGGGCAACGTGGATCTTGTTCATGAGAGTCTCCTTGGTTTCGGTTAGGTCAGCCGACGATGAACAGGACGCCCTTGTCAGTCACGTCGGTCTTGCACTCGCCCACGAGATCCTTGACACGGCGCCGATCCATCTGGTCGAGGTCGTAGTCGGACACGTGGAAGCACTCGGCGTCGTCGAAGATCTGCCACTCTTCATCACGAACGATGTAGCGGTTCAGGCCGGCGGCAATGAGCTTGGACTTCAGTTCGGACTTGGTCATGTCTGTCTCCATTCAGCATGATCACCCTACACCGGTGGGCAGATTTGTACACAACTATTTTCGTTTGGCGCAAAAAAATTGAGGGACCCGAAGGTCCCCCAAGATCTTAGGCGGCCTCGGCGACGAACTTCAGAAGATCGTGCTCGAGGTTGGCGAGCGTGGCGCGTTGCTGGTCCAGGACCTTCTGCTGCGCAAGCTTCGCCGAGAAGTGAATGAAGCGGTTGCCGGAGCCGTCGCGGTAGTCACGGCTGAGGATCTTGAAGCCCTCGGTCGACCGATCCTGACGATCACGGCTCGAGAAGGTCTGGGCCCACTCGATGCCGGTCGCCTTCGGTTCACGGACGCCGAGCTCGTTGGTCGGGAAGCTCAGGCAGAGGCAGGACTTCTCGCAGAAGAGCACGGAGTCGTCGTGGTCGAACTCGAGCGCTTCGAGGCGGGCGATGCCCTCGGCAAACTTGGCCTTGATCTGCTCGATCGCAATTTTCTGTTCGTCGGTCATGTCAGTCTCCATTCAGCTGGTTGATGTGTACACCCTACACCTGAGGGCATAGGATGTACACAACTATTTTCGCTGAATGCAAACTTTTTTAGTCGATGCGCTCGAGCTGGAAACCTCCTTTCACGTACTTCGATGGCGTGGCGGTCGTGATGTACCGCTCGTTCCATGGATAGCGATCGTCCGCGTACGCGAGATCGACCGGGCCGTTGTTCTGCTTGGCGAGTGTGCCCGCCTTGCCTTTGGCTGCGCCGAGATCTCGAAGATCGAAGAACTCGGTGAACTCACGTTCCGTCTGCATCCCGCCGTGTTCATCGGCCGGGAAGACGCGGAACTCGAAGCGGATCGTTGGTGGTGTGAACGGCATGGCTCAAAACCCCGAGAAGTAGTCGCCGCGGAGCCACGAGCAGATCTGAGCGTAGTACTTCAGCTCGAGACGCTGCACGAGGTTCGACATCGTCGACGTGGACTGGGAACTCGACGTGGCGCGGTTCATCATCTCGCGTTCGAAGTACTTGCGGATCGAGTCGAGCTCATCGGCCTCGTTCGCTTTGCCGGCAACGGCCTCGGCGTACGACTGAAGCCTGACGAGGCAGTCGCGCTGCACGGCTTCTTCGATCGCACTCTCGGCCCACTGGAAAGCGTAGACTCGGGTGTCCGGGTCGGCCATGTTCTCGAGGAACCGCTCCATCCCGTTCTTGCGCTCACGGCCACCGGCGAGGCGGTCGATGCGGATCTTCGTTTCGTCCAGGATCAGTTGGATTGTGATTTGGTCGGTCATGTCAGTCTCCATTCAGCTAGTGTGTACAACCTACACCTTTGGGCAAGATTGTACACAACTATTTTCGCTGACCGCAAATTATTTTTCTTCGTTCATGTGGTTGACGAACGCCCGGATCCGGTCGCACCCGCGAGCGAGTGACTGGATCATCGCGAGCTTGCTCGTCACGAGCATCTGCGTGTTGCCGAGGCTGATGTAGCCGGTTTCGGCGCGCGTGAGCTGGTCGAGCTGAGCGAGAACAGTCTCGAGGCTTTCCAGGCCGTCGACTTTTTCGAGTCGAGGCAGGAATGTCGCGGAAGCGACTCGGCCGTGCATCGACTCGACGACGTGGGACGCGGCCCACTCGAGAGCATAGCCGACGCCGTGCTTCTTGATGTAGTCCATCGCCTTCTCGTCGGCCTCGTTGCCCTTGCGGACGTCGCGCTCGAACTCACGGATGAGATAGCCGAAGCCATCGGCGAAACGTGGGTTGGTCATTGTTCGTCTCCTTCAGCATCGGAGCAATTCCGATATTGGCAACCTACACCTTTGGGCAGATTTGTACATAACTATTTTCGTTGATCGCGCATTTTATGCGTCGGTGATCGAGTACTCGTCATCGTCATTCGAGTAGAACACGAAGACAGTCTTGCCGTCGTGGCCCCACGACTTCACCGAACCGTGACGATCGAAAGTCTCGTCATCCGGCGAGTCGGGATCCAGGCCCATGACTTCGAGGATGCCGATGACTTCGCCACCTGAAAGATGCCGTCGTGTAATCATGACTGAGACTCCATCACGATGTGCATGTTCGGCATCTCTGGTTTCGAATTGAAACCGGTGAATACGACGATCTTCGCGAAGCTGCACTCGACCCGAACCCACGATTGGAAAGTGCTCATGAGATCTGACTCGGAGTCGCGAACGTCTTCGTTCAGCAGACGAATGTCTGTGATGTGGGCGGGATCCACGTGAAGCTGAACGACCTTGCCATCGATCGGATCGAGGTGGGTCGAGGCGAGAATGTTCCCGTCCATGTCGGTGCAGTAGCGAGTGTTCATGACAATCTCCTTCAGCTTGGATTGTGGGATCACCCTACCTCCAAGTGTGGGATATGTACACAACTATTTTCGCCATCACGCGAAAAAGTTTTTCTGCCGAACGATATACACGCCGCCGCGAGTCCGGTCGTAGGCCATGAAGCTCGCGCGATAGACTCCGCCCTTGATGAGCTTCGTGAGCTCGCGCTTCGCTTCTCGCGGTGCATCGTTCAGAGCTCGGCATTTCCAGAAGCCGACCTCGGTTGCGTCGCTGCCAATCATCACTTCATCCCTTCATCGAGAGCGGCGCGGACCTCGGCGATGAGATCGAACGCGACTCGGCCAGGACCGAACGCTTCGTCGATGTCGATGACCCACGAACCCATTCCGTCGATGCGGAGCGAGGCAACCTCGTAGTCACCGTCGACGACGAACGTGGATCCGCGAAGCATGATCCCGAGGTCGTCAGACTTCTTGGCGATCGTGTCGACCAAGACCGGAACTTCTTCGGGCTGGATTGTGAACTTGATATGCATGATCGTCTCCATTCAGCTAATGATGTCATCCTACACTCCTGGGATCGAATGTACACAACTATTTTCGTCTTCGCGCATTTTTATTTCGGCATTTTAGATCCGGGTACGGGCGCGCGTGCGTAGCAAAAGCTCATCGGTTTGTACACAACTTTTTTCGATCGATGAGCGAAAATAATTATGTACATGTGTCGCGGATCGTGCGATGATGGTATGTCGTACTCGGCTCGCGTGCTGCGCGAGAGAACCGGGTCCGGGGGACTGGTCCCGAGGTGTCGGGGCCGGTGGCCTATGTGAAGGTAGCTATGTGAAGGTAGCTATGTGAAGGTAGGCTAAATGAAGGTAGCTATGTGAAGGTAGCTACATGAAGGTATTCAAAAATGGCGGACTTCCGTGACCACGTCTACGACCGCATGAACGTTCTCGGCTGCCAGCTTTCAAAGGCTACGGCGTCGGCGAACCCGAGTCGCTCGCCGTCCACCAAGAAGAACCTAGTGGACGACGAGGTCAAGCCCATCATCTGCGAGTTGATCGCGTTGATGGAGATCTTAGGTCGGACTCCTTAAAGGCGGTCGAGGAAGTCCTCGGCCAGGTCGTCGGCCACCGGCAGCAGAGCCGGGTTCCCAGCGCTGCACTGCACCACGGCCTTGATCGACTCGAGGAAGTCATCGGCCTCTTCAACCAGCAGGTCTGGGTCGTACCCGCCACCGAGGTGGTCAGGCTTCTTCGACTTCTCGTGGTCCTGGTTGAAGAACAGGTCCGACAGCTCGGACGTAACTTTGGGCATTTTCATCTCCTTCAGCTACCCACCCATGTGGGCAGACATTATTGCCGTACAACGTGAAAATAGTTGTGTACAACGGTTTTTGAGCGAGGTAGGTCAGGATCATTGCTGAAGGAGAATACGAAATGATTGACTTTGCCACCACACCTCGTGATCGCGACACGATCCGCCGCATCGCACAACGGGCAGCAGCTCTTTACCGGACCCACGGCACACGCCGCAAGGTCATGGAGATCGAGATGGATCTTGCGGCCACCCACCTGAACGGATGTCCGTTGGACCTGGACCGTTTGGAAGAGGCCTCTGACGTCAACCTCATGCACGACATCGGTGGCATCGCTCGCCATCTCGATCGCGATGAGTCGTCAGACACAGCTGGCCAGCTCCTCAACTGTTTCTTTCCGAGGTTTGCTTTGCGTGCTCAGCAGCTCAGCGACAACGACTCAGCCATCATGCACAAGAGCGTGATGAAGAAGCTCGGTCGTAGCAGCGGTAAGATCTGATGCATGCCGCCGCTATCGCGCAAAGCCATCCTTCGTTCCAACAACCCAGGCTTGACGCCGGAGTACCTGTTCGATCCCGACACGGATCCGAACCGGCTGTCCGACCAGTTCAAGCAGCTCGACTCAAGGTGGGAGGATCTTGTCATGGCTAGCTCAACCTACCAGCGCGTGGTCGACAAGATGTTGCCGATCGTCGGCTTCATGGAGAACGGCCACTTCGTTGCCGTCGCCAAGTGCGATGAGTGTGGCAAGGAGAACCGTTGGACCCACGACGCTGCGCCGAAGGATGCCCGCATCGCGTTCACCAAGTTTCGTGACCGCAAGTGGCAGGCATCAAAGAAGCACCTGACGTGTCCACAGTGCGTGGCACGGAAGAAGCAGAAGCCGGTCACCGAGTTCCGTCGTGAGCCGCCGATGAAACCGATTGCTGAGGCTCTTCGTGTGGCCGTTGACAAGGCCTCGCCCAACGGAGACCACACAGCGGTCGTGGCCATCGACGCTGAGACCAACACCATTAAAGACATCCAAATCATTGCTGAAGGAGTAAATGAAATGCCCACCGAAACTGTTGCCCCGACCGACAAGGCCAAGGTTGCCAAGCGTGCAGCGTACGCCTTGCTCCTCGACAACTACGACGACAAGAACAAGCGCTACAACGGCGACTGGTCTGACAAGCGGATTGCCGACACCGTCGGCATGTCCGAGGCCTTCGTGGCCAAGATCCGCGAGGACGACTTCGGTCCGGCCGGCCCGCCACCGCAGCTCATCGATCTCAAGGATCGGATCACCAGGCTCGAGGCAGCCTTCCGTGCGAAGGAGGCCAAGGTTCTCGAGGCCATGGACGATCTGCCGAAGATGCAGGAGGAGCTGGAGCTCTGCAAGTCTCAGTTGCAGGCCATCGTCTCTGCCCACGGGTGGGCGTCGTGATCGGTCGCCTGCTCTGCAAGCTCGGGTTCCACTCGGACCAGTGGTTCGAGCTGGACGGCAAGACGCCGGCTGGACCGTGGATGGTCATGTGGCAGGACTACATCGCCCNCTGCCGTCGTTGCCATCGTGAGGAGCCGTTCACGTTCTGGATCGAACGGTCATGAAGATCCGTGCGTTCAGCGAGGACCTTGACCTGCTTCGCAAGGGCCAGCCCGACGAAACCGTAGCGGTGGTGGACCAGACCACCGGCCGTGTGATCCTGACGTTCACGAAGGACGCGATCGTCCTCGAGGGCAACAGGATCATCCTGCCCACGTTGCTCACGATTGACAGTGATGACATCGCTGGGCCGCGTAAGGGATAAACGAAGCACAGCTTCGCAGTATGTTTACACGCTGCCACATCTCGTGGTACAAGCGTGCATCGACGGCCGGGTCGCCGAGCGCTAACGCGCTAGTCCCCCGCCTGCCGCTTCGTCGCCGCCGGGAAGGTCTCCTTCAGCAGCGGCGGTCCGGTCGTCACCCTCCACAAAGGAGATCTTCATGCCCATCTCAACTGCACCGAGTGCAATGCCGTGGTACAAGTCGAAGATCATCGTCGGCGCCCTCATCTCGATCGTCGCCAAGATCTTGGTAGCGTCTGGCGTCGCCACGAACTTCACGCCCGAGGACAGCGACAACCTCGCCAACCTCATCGTCATGATTATCGGCGGCATCGGTGATGCCATCGCCATCGGCGCCCGTCTCACGCAGAAGGCTGCGCCAACCATCACGGCTGCCACAACGACTCCGTAACTTCGTCGCGAGGGACGCGGAGAGAAGGGCCTCGGCTGGCATCGACACCTAGCCGAGGCCCTTTTTGGCTGTTTACACAACTTGTCGATCGGTATAGCCTGGCCGTCCATGCTGAAGAGAGGCACGCGTAAAGATGGACCCGACCCTTGCTGCCCTCACGCTCCAGTCACGCGTGTGGGTAATCTGCGAACGTCACAAAGTTGCACGACGAGGGCTCGTAGTCACCGTCTCGGTTGAGGCGATCACCGTCCGCCTCCCCAACTCCAAGCTGCCACCGCAACGTTACGACCGCCAGACCGGCATGAGGATCTTCGGCGTCGGACCACAGCGAACCAACGACTTCTTCATCCGAACCGAGCTGCCGCCGCGTTACCTGACCGGCGAACCCTACGTCATTGTCGACGAGACCGAGGAGGTGGCCGATGTTGCGGCCTGACATGATTATCCAGCACGCCAAGGAGCGGGCTGACAAGCGACTGACCGACTTCAACCAGCTGATCGACGGCCTGAACATCGGAGGCCGGATCATCGTAGGCGGTGACAACCGGACCAGCATGCGGCTGCGAAGCCTCGCCATGCAGGCCCACCGGATGGGCCAGATCATGGCTATCTCCGAGGTCACCGAGCAGCGGCTGGATCCCTTCGTCACCCACACGTTCGACGAGATCGCCATCGCCCAGATGCTCATGGCCGCCAAGAACGAGGCCTTCCACGACACGATCGACAAGTGCATCGCCTTCATCCAGGAGAACGTGGTCGACGGCGAGGAGCCGCTGGTCGTCGGGCTCCAGCTGCTACGCGAGATGGCCAACCAGGTACCGCGCCTTTAGTCGGCCATGGCACGAAGCTCCGAACAACCCAGGCGCTCGAAGGGCGCGTCAGGCAGCGAGGTCAAGCTGGCCACCGCCAAGCTGCTGTCGTCCGGTCTGACCATGACCGACGCGGTCGAGCTTGGCATGGAGGTGCTCGGCCCGATCGCCACGTCGGAGCTGCACAAGTCGTTCGACCTCAAGGCTGCCCTGAAGATCAATTACTTCGGCATCGACGGCAAGCCGCTCAAGCCACGGCCGTCGTGGCCGCCGTTCTATCGGCTCCGGTACCTCGAGACGCAGGAGGCTGAGCAGGCGCTGTCGTTCGCCCAGCAGACGAGCGAGAAGCCTCGCCGCTACGTCAACGAGCCTGAGGCTGGCGTGGCCGCTTACCTCCCGAAGATCGTTGACTGGTTCGACATCGCTGGTGACCCAGACCAGCCGATCATCATTACCGAGGGTGAGCTCAAGGCAGCCAAGGCGACGAAGGAAGGGTTCCCGACCATCGGCCTCGGCGGCATCTTCAACTATCGCGCCATCCGCCAGGGGATCCCGTTCCTGCCCGAGCTCGAAGAGTTCGACTGGGCCAAGCGCTACACCTACATCTGCTACGACTCTGATTTCCGGACCAACCAGAACGTCTGCCTCGCCATCAACATGCTGGCCGAGGAGCTGCATGAGCGTGGCGCCATCCCGATGATCCTGTCGCTGCCCGACGTGGTCGAGGACGGCAAGACCGGCTTGGACGACCTGCTCGTCTCGGCGCCGAAGTCCCAGGAGCTCCTGCGACAGCTGCTCCGTGAGGCTGAGCCTCTGGGCCTGGCTCGACCGCTGTGGCAGCTGAACGACCGGGTGGTCTACGTCCAGGATCCTGGCCTCGTCATCCGTCGGTCCACACACCAGAAGATGAGCCCTGCCCAGTTCAAGGAGCACGCGTTCTCCACCATCAGCTACGTCGAGCAGACGATGGGCGGCGACGGCGAGATGCGGTACAAGAAGGTGCCAGCAGCGCCGGCCTGGATCAAGTGGCCACTTCGCAACGAGGCGACTAAGGTCATCTACAAGCCGGGGCAGCCGGAGATGGTGCCGGACCGGAACGGTGACGCGTACAACATCTGGAAGGGCTGGGGTGTCAAGCCGGAGAAGGGCGACATCAAGCTCTGGAACGAGCTGCTCGACCACCTGTTCACCGGCGCCGACAAGGAGGACCGGGCATGGTTCGAGCGTTGGCTCGCCTACCCGCTCCAGTTCCCAGGCACGAAGCTGTTCTCGGCAGTCGTCATGCACGGCATCCATCACGGCACCGGCAAGTCGCTGCTCGGCTTCCTGATGGGTCGGATCTACGGCGACAACTTCGTTGAGATCTCACGCAAGATGCTCGAGAGCGGGAACAACGACTGGGCCGAGGCGAAGCAGTTCGTCCTGGCCGACGAGGTGACGGGGAGCTCGAAGCGCGAGTTCAACGACATGCTCAAGAAGATGATCACGCAGGAGCGGATGCGGATTGACATCAAGTACGTTCCCCGCTTCGAGATCGATGATGTCATCAACTACTACTTCACGAGCAACCACCCCGACGCCTTCTTCATGGAAGACAACGAGCGCCGCTACTTCATTCACGAGGTCAAGGCGAAGCCGCTCGACCAGGCGTTCTACGTCAAGTTCGACGAGTGGATGAAGCGTGGACCCGGTCCTGCCGCCGTGTTCCACCACCTGCTCAACCTGAAGCTCGGCGACTTCAACCCGTACGCGCCGGCCCGGAAGACCCGAGCCTTCGAGCGGATGGTGCTCGACACGAAGTCAGACCTCGGCAGCTGGGTGCTGCGTCTCAAGGAGGATCCCGATGGCATGCTCAAGGTCGGCCAGGTCCCTGTTGACAAGGATCTCTTCACCAATCGTGACCTGCTCCAACTCTACGACCCGGAAGGCCGAACGGGTACCACCGCGAATGGTCTTGGCCGTGAGCTCCGGCGTGCAGGATTTCCTCTCGCCTACGACGGCCACCCGCTACCGGGCCCGAACGGCGCCGACCGCTACTACATCCTGAGAAACCGGGATCGGTGGATCAACGCTGACCGCAAGGCTCTGGTCAAGCATATCGACGGGTTCCAAAAGCGTCGCGTCAAAAAGTCGGGCGCAAAGTTCTGACATTCCTGTGTACACGCGTGGCGAGTAAGGATATGGCAATTCGTGCTGAGGGAGAAGCTACGCAAAGCTCTCAGCCCGACAACGAGAGAAAGGAAGACAATGCCTGACGAAAAGCAGCTTGCGGCTTTGGACCGCGCCACCACCAAGGGTGGCAACGCCGAGCGTAAGCGCATCAACGCGATCATCGCCGACGCGGTGGCCGATGCCAAGAACCTCGAGGACAAGGGCCAGAAGAAGGCAGTGAGCGACGCGCTCAAGGCCGTCAAGACCCGGATCAAGGACGAGGTTCCGGCGTAAGCCAACTCGGTTCAACGACCAAGGAGAAAGCGCATGCGCGCCTACACCGTAACCCACTCAGGGATCCCGCAGAAGGACGGCGACACCAAGCCGTTCCTCAAGTACGCCGGCAGCCAGTCTCAGGCAGCCGACGCGAAGCGTGAGCTCTGGGACGCGAACCGAGACAATGGGATCAAGCGCTCGGACATCGAGGTGACCGAGATCGAGATCCCGACGCACAAGGCCGGTCTGATCGACTGGCTCAACGAGAATGCCATCTGAGATGGCGTTCGAGCGGGGCCCGGTTGGGCCGACATTCTGACCGGGTCCCGCTATGAGCTTAGAATTCCTAGGGCTTGAGGCCACCGCCACGAAGGACGACGTCCTCGCCCGCTACAAGGAGCTCGCCAAGACCATGCACCCGGATCGGGGTGGCACGAGCGAGACCTTCCAACAGCTTCAACATGCCCGAGACGAGGCACTCAAGGTGGTGCAGCTCGGCGCGACCCTGTCCAAGGCCAAGCTCCAGGTGTCAGCGCTCCGTGAGGCCGCACGTGGCACCCGCTGCCCACGCTGCGACGGGACCGGCTCAGCCGGTGAGATCCGAGCTGGCTTCCGACGCATGACCAGGGTCTGCCGGCTTTGCCGAGGGACCGGCAAGCTGTGAGGGACAACTTCCTCAGCATGCAGGACGCTGAGTTCTGGAAGGGCATGACGCTCGAGGTCGTGCCGGATGGCACCGAGGTCCAAGACGATGAGGACCACACCATCCACGTGGTCACGGACGAGAACTCCGTCATCTCTGGCAAGCAGGTCTACATGACCCAGCCCGTGTACGACGCGTGCATGGAGGCGATTGGCAAACAACTCCAACCACTTGCCGACGCCTTCGTCCGCTCCGCCGCTGCCAAGCCGAAGAAGCGGAAAAAATTGCGCTGGTAGCGAAATGACCTGTGTACAACGCCACGCGGTGTGATAGGATGCCTGGGTCAAGTGATGTTAAGCGGGGCCGACGCCTCTCGGCCAACTCAAGGAGACTGCCCATGCGTGCACTAGTTCTCGGTGTGCTCCTGGTTGCGGCTGCCCTGGCCATCGGTCCTCCGATCCTGGCTCAGGCCCCCGTGGATCCGGCACCCATCATCCTCGTCGCCTTCGTGGCGTCGCTCTTCGCTCTTTCGATCGTCCTCACGGTCGCCGACCACCGGCGTACCAGACAATCAGCAATCGGTCATGCGGTGCACTCCGCGGCTGTAGCGATCGGAAACTTCGTCTTCGGAAAGGAGGTAGGTTCGTTGACATATCACGAGCCCACTCGAGGCTAGGCTAGCACAGCCCTCCCATAGTTTCCCCCGGGCCTCGGACCCCCTCGTCCGAGGCCCATTTATTTTGCGTTGTGTGAAAATAACTGTGTACATATCCCCCAAGTCAGGGTAGAAGGGACAAGTCAGCACGGTTGCTGACGCATGCTGAAGGAGAATGAAATGTCCAGACTGTTCAAGCTTTCCACGGCTGGTGAATACGGCTCGATTGCCCCATCCACCGGAGAGGAGCTCGGTCAGCTGCTTGCGAAGCTTGGCCACGAGGTGGTCAACGATCACGCGGCCAACCCGAACGCTAAGGTCGCATACTGGGGAGACACCGTTGCCCAGCTGTTCTACATGGCAGCAGACGCCTACGAGGCCGGCGCAGCGGTGACGATTGGCCACAATCGGTCTGACCAGTACCTCCAGGCCGCCAACCAGCATCGTAAGATGGCCGACGAGCTATGCAATCAGGCCAGGATCCAGCGCGACGCCGAACGGTCGGCTAGCCTGATGATCGCTTTCCAGGACGGGTACGAGGGGCTCAAAGGTGACCGCTACGCCTTCGAGAGTCGCAAGGCATTCCAGCTCGGCCAATACTACGCTGAGGCAGAGCTCGAGATGCCAGAGACGATCAAGTACGAGTGGGTTCAGGGCCGAGACGGTGGTGACCGCTTCAATATCGATGGTCACCGCTACACGGTCGAGTACCCTGAGGGCAAGACCAACCTTCCTGAGGTTAAGCTTCTCGACAATTGAAAATAGTTGTGTACAGCCTATGCCTTTGGGTGTAGGCTGTACCTCTCTGCTGAAGGAGACAAGACGTGACCGTTTCGACTGACAAACTCAACAAGATCCGCCTTCTGATCAAGAAGGCCCAAGGCACCGACAACCCGCACGAGTCGGCAGCTTTTATGAACAAGGCCCAGGAGCTCATGGCTGCTGAGGGCGTAGACATGGAAGCCGTTGACATGGCTGCCATCGGCGAGGCCCGCATCAAGAGCCGGTTCAGCGTCAGCCGCCCAAAGGTCTACGAGACCACGCTGATGACCGCCATCTGCGAGGCGTTCGGTTGCAAGCTGCTGTGGCTCAAGAATAACAGCTGGAACCGGAACATTGGCCAGGACACCTACGCTGACTTCATCTTCGTTGGCGGCAGAGACCGCCTGCAGCTGGCTGTGTACGCCGCCGAGGTGCTTGTGCCGCAGCTCAAGAAGGAGCGTCAAGCGTTTGCCGACCGCCAGGCCAAGAAGTACTGGGACATCGCGTACGAGTCAGCCGAGACCGAATGGGATCGCATCCAGATCAAGGAAGACTGCGCGAGCATGATCCGCAAGCAGGTCACCAAGGACGCTGACTCGTTCGCCGCTGGCTGGGCCTACAAGATCCGCCAGAAGGTGGTCCGCTTTGCCTTGAACGACAAGGAGATGCTGCTCATCGACACCTACTGCAAGCAGCAGACTGAAGATCGTGAGACGAAGGCGCAGGACACGAAGCTGAACGCCAACTACCATCTCGGCATCAAGGCAGCCGAGAACGCCAGCCTACACCGCCCAATCGAGGGTGGTGGCACCGAGTCGGTGCTCGGTGAGACCCGCCTGATCGGAGGTAAGTGATGTCGAACTACGACTATCAACCCCGCGACGGCTACGGTTCCAAGGTTGACGAGAGCCGTTGCCGCGCCTCGGTGATGTACTACATCGGACGGTGGCCGAAGACGAAGCAGTGCAACTTCAAGCCGAGGGACGGGACCAACTACTGCCGGATCCACCAGCCCGACAAGGCGAAGATCCGAGAGGAGAAGGTCCGCAAGGCCCAAGACGAGAAGTGGGAGAAGCAGAAGCGTCAATGGAAGTATGGCTACTATGGCCTGAAGCTTCGTGAGGCACTCGAGCAGATCCGCGACGGCCACAACGATCCCCGTGCCCTGGCACGAGAGATCTTGGAGGAGATAGGAGAATGAGCAACGACCCCATCGACCAGATGATCCGTGGGTTCTCCCGCGGCGTCGGCTACAAAGCAGCGTACAAGCTGCCGCTGTGGCTCGGCATCATCGTGGTGATCGTCATCAGCGTCATCTCGAACTGGAAGTGACATGCCGAAGTGCCCGCACTGCAATGGGACTGGCCAAGCCCCGATCAAGCTCAAGCAGGAGTGTGTAGCCTGTCAGCGTAAGCTGTCGCTCACCTTCAAAGACCATGACGAGTTTATGGCCTTCGCTACAAAGGACGGCCTTGTCTACTGTGACGAGTGCAAAAAAATTCGCGAAACATGAAAATAGTTGTGTACATTGCCGTTAGGTGTAGGTAGTCTGTGCTTACGGGCATGATGCCCGGCTGAAGGAGAAGACAAATGACCGACGCAGTAACCGTACGCAAGAATGGCCAGGTTGAGCACGCCTTCGTGGGCGAGGTAGGCTGGCACGGTTTGGGCAACCAGCTCAAGCCGAACGCGAAGATCGAAACCTGGCTCAAGGCTGCCGGGATGGACTGGGCCATCGAGCGTTCGCCGATGATGTTCCAGCCCAAAGACCACGGCGATCCCGTTGAGATCCCTGGCAGGAACATCCTCTACCGCAATGACGACCTGTTCCCGCTCGGCGAAGTCAGCGAGAATTACAAGGTGGTCCAGCCCAACGAGGTCCTCGAGTTCTTCCGTGACCTGTGCGACAACAACGGCTTCAGCCTCAACACGGCTGGCACGCTGTTCGGCGGCAAGCGCTTCTGGGGCCTGGCCTCCATCGGCGAGACCGCGGTCGTGGTCGGTGAGGACCAGATGAAGGGCTACCTGCTTCTGGCCACCTCGGCCGACGGCAGCCTCGCCACGACGGCGCAGTTCACGACCATCCGCGTGGTCTGCAACAACACGCTGAGCTGGGCCGTGGAAGCTGGTAAGCGCGAGAAGAAGGGCCGTGTGGCCGTCAGCCACCGGAGCATCTTCAAGCCGGACGACGTCAAGAACGACCTTGGCATCGTTCGCGGCCAGTTCGACGAGTTCATGATCGCTGCCCGCAAGCTGGCGAAGCAGAAGGTCTCGAAGAACGATGCGGCTGCCTTCGTTGGCAAGCTGCTGACCGACTCGAAGACGATCGCCAGCAAGGAGCCGGCGTCGACCCGAGCCTTCCAGAAGATCATGGATCTCTTCAACGGCCAGGGCCAAGGCTCTGAGATGAAGGGCGCCAAGGAGACGATGTGGGGCCTGGTCAACTCGGTCACCGAGTACGTCGACCACCACCAGAACGTCAAGTCAATCGAGTACCGGATGAGCGACGCCTTCTTCGGTCGTGGTGACCAGCTGAAGCGCCAGGCCATGACGGACGCCCTCGAGTGGGTACGTTGATAGCCAAGCTGATGGGGAGGGCTCCGGCTCTCCCCTACCAGTCTGGGGACCGCTGCAACAATTGCGGCAGGACCAACTGGTTCATCGGCCGCCGGACCGCCGAGTGCGGTTTCTGCAGTCATGCAGTTCCGCTCTCAGAACACTAACTTTTTTGTGTACAATGCTGGTTTGACTAGGTAGCATCAGTCCTGAGTGAGACGTCCTGCACCTTGTCCGAAAGGGCCATGGGTGCAGGACCGATCACCTAAATGCTGAAGGAGCAACACGTGGCTAAGACCTACAAGTTCCCCAAATCCATGGGGCTGTGCGCTGACAAGCTTTACGCTCTTCGCAAGAAGCGGATCGAGGAGCAGAACAAGGTGGCTGAGCTCGAGGCAGAAGAGAACGCCCTGAAGCAGCACATCATCGACAACCTGCCGAAGTCCCAGCAGACTGGCGCCAGCGGCGAGACCGCTAACGTCAAGATTGTGACGAAGGCTGTCCCAGTTATTGAAGATCTTGAGAAGCTGTACGGCTACATCCGCCGGACGAGGCGCTCAGACCTGCTGCAGAAGCGGCTGAACGAGTCGGCGGTCAACGAGATCCTCGACGCCAACAAGAAGATCCCAGGCATCGGCACCTTCGACAAGAAGTCCGTGTCCTGCACGAAGATCTGATGCTAACAGTCATCAGCACCCACGAGCTTGCGCTTTCCAAAGCCGCCCAAAAGCGGGTGTGGAAGTCGTTCTGTCACGGAGGTTCGAACCACTCAGCCGACGCGTCGACGCTGCCATATATCATCCGCCGATGCGAGCAGGAAGGCGTTCCGTACGCTTTGACAGCTTACCCAGGCGTGGGCTACTTCATCGAGCGTGCCATTCCATTCGAAGCAAGGAGCAATTAAAATGCCGCCAGCACCACAGAAGACCAGGGGCCGTCGCACCCGCGAGCCTGAAGAGGAGACCAAGCCAACGGGTCGTCGTACCCAGCGAGGCAAGGAGCTCGAGCCGGCCAAGAGCCGGGCCGTCGGCGACATCCAGAAGCAGCTCCAGGAACAAGCCGAGCAGGCTGCGAACATGGAGCGTGGCGCCCCGATGGGACGGAGCTTCAGCTTCAAGGGCGGCCAGATGGTCTTCGACGGTGCACCCGTCAAGGACAACGAGGTCGTGGTCATCATCGCCGGCGCCGTCATCGAGAAGTCGTTCTACGACAACAACTACGACCCCGACAACCCTGAGCCGCCAGTCTGCTACGCGTTCGACACGGACCCAGACAACCTGGCGCCGATCCCCGACGACGTGGCTGACCTGCAGTGCGACACGTGCGCCGAATGCCCGTGGAACAAGTTCGGCTCCGCCGATCGCGGCAACGGCAAGGCCTGCAAGGACGTACGACGTCTGGCCCTGCTGCCGGCTGGCACGATCCAACGGAACGGCGACATCGACCTGGTCGAGGACGCTAAGGAGCTAGCCAAGGCCGAGTTCGGGTTCGCCAAGCTCCCGCCGACGAGCCTCACTCCGTACGCCACGTTCGTGCGCCAGGTGGCCAACACGATGAAGATGCCTCCGCACGGCGTCTACGCCATCATGAAGTGCAACCCGGACACGAAGAACCAGTTCGTCATCAGCTGGGAAGTGATCGACGTCGTGGATCCGAAGCTGCTGCCGACGATCATGCAGCGTCACGACGACGCCATGGAAGCCCTGGTCCAACCCTACACCTACCCGTCTGAGGAGGAGAAGGCCGAGCGCAAGAAGCAGCGTGGGGGCCGTGGCAACCAAGGGGCCAAGGGTCGCGATCGCTCCAGCGGCCGCCAGACGCGGACCAAGGACGATGCACCGGTTCGCCGTGCCCGCACTGGGAACGCCGGCGGTGCCACTGGCGGTCGGTCCACCAACACCCGCTCCAGCGGTAGCAACAGGAAGTACTGATGGCCACCAAGAAGCCCGACCCGCTCGAGAGCTGGCACACCCTGCAGGACGTCATCCATGGTCTCAAGGAGTCCGAGCTCACGCAGCTGATTGAGAAAGAGATCGGCGGCAAGAACCGACGGAACATGGTCATGCGGATGCACATGAAGTTCAACAAGCTCCGGTACCGCCGAGAGCGAGACGAGCTCATCAAGCGTACGCGTGAGCCTAACCGACATGCGGCGTCCTAACCCAGTCACCGTCGACTTCGAGACTGAGAAGATCCAATCGAGGCCGGCCTACCCGCCGATCCCGGTTGGCGTCTCCATTCAAGGGACGGCTGGGCAACCTCGCTACTACGGTTGGGGTCACAAGCACGGCGGAAACAACTGCACCAAGGAGGAGGCCCGCAAGGCGCTCCTCAAGGTGTGGGACCATCCCGACGGCCTGCTGTTCCACCACGCCAAGTTCGACATCGACGTGGCCGAGGAGCACCTTGACCTGCCGCTTCCGGACTGGCAGCACACGCACGACACGGCGTTCCTGATTTATCTCGAGGATCCGCGCCTCTTCAGCTTCGAGCTCAAGCCCTGCGCCGAGAAGTTCCTAGGCCTGCCGCCTGAGGAGCAGAACGAGCTGAAAGACTGGATCCTGGCGAGGCCGAACAAGGAGTGGATCGAGAGCCACCTCGGCATCGACCCGATCACCGGCAAGCGGGAGACCGTCAAGCCCTCGACCTGGGGTGCCTACATCAGCTACGCGCCGGGTAAGATCGTCGGCCGCTACGCTAACGGTGACACGTTCCGGACGAAGGGTCTGTTCAACCATCTGTGGCCTCGAGTCGTGGTGCAGCGTGGCATGGGCGAGGCGTACGATCGCGAGCGCCGCCTGATCCGCCACCTGCTCCAGTCTGAGCGGGACGGCGTGAGGCTGGACCACAAGCGACTTCGTCGTGACATTCGAGACTACCAGCTCCTTCTCCAGCGGATCGACGACCGGATCCGCAAGAAGTGCAAGCGCGACATCAACATCGACTCCGGCCAGGAGCTGGCCGAGGCGCTGTGCGACGCTGGCCTGGCAGACGAGGGCCTGATGGGCTTTACCCAGTCGGGCAAGCTCCAGACTAACAAGAACGCCATCAAGGAGGGCGTGACCGACCTCGAGACGAAGGCCCTGATCCTGTATCGGGGACCGTTGACCACGTGTCTCAGCACGTTCATGCTGCCGTGGCTGGAGTCGGCTGACCGGTCCGGCGGGTTCATGTACACCAGCTGGAACCAGGTCAAGCACGGGGACGGCAAGAACAAGGTCGGCACGTCCACCGGGCGGCTGAGCTCCACGCCGAACTTCCAGAACGTGCCGAAGGAATTTCCGCCTCTGGCCTTCGTCTCGAAGGACGAGCCAGGCCTGATGGGCATCACCAAGTCGCAGCTCAAGACCCTGACCGAGCGGTTGAAGCTGACCACGATGCCGACGCTCCCGCTGTGTCGTGGCTACATCGTGCCGTACACAGACGACGACATCCTGATCGACCGAGACTACTCGCAGCAGGAGCTCCGGCTCCTCGGCCACTACGAGGAAGGCGTGCTGATGCAGGCCTACCAGGACAACGAGTGGCTGGACATGCACGAGTACGCCCGCCAGCTGATCAAAAAGATCACGGGCCGCCTGTACCCACGTAAGCCGGTCAAGAACACCAACTTCGGGATCATCTACGGTCAGGGGCCGACGAGCCTCGCCGTCAAGAACGACACGTCGGTGCAGGAAGCCCGAGAGATTATCGACGCCGTGCTCGAGGCGTTCCCGGGGATCCAAGGCATCATGGACGACATGAAGGATCGAGCCGAGGCAGAGGAGCCGATCCGGACCCTGGGTGGCCGTGAATACTATTGCGAGCCGCCGACCTTCGTCGAGAAGTTCAGGCGCGTCATGTCGTTCGACTACAAGCTGATCAACCTGCTCATTCAGGGCTCGGCCGCTGACGCCACCAAGGAGGCGATCATCCGCTGGTGCGAGGCCAAGCCCAAGGATGACCGGTTCCTGATGACGGTGCACGACGAAACCCTAGGCTCAGCGCCGAAGGGTCGAGTGCACGACGCGATGAAGTTGATGCGGGAGTGCATGGAGTCGATCGATGTCGACGTGCCGCTGCTCACCGAGGGTACCTGGTCCAAGAGAGACTGGGCGCACATGGAAGACTACGACAAGGCAGGAAAGGTATTAGCTCGTGGCGGGCATCGTTAAGCAGATCACGCAGTGGAGCCTCTCGCGTCTGCAGACGTACGAGGAATGCCCATTCAAGGCTAAGTGCGCCTACATTGACAAGATCCCGTACAAGCGAGGTCCAGCCCAGATCCGTGGTGACGAGATCCACAAGGAGGCTGAGGCCTTCCTGCTTGGCAAGAAGCGGTCACTGCCGTCGAGCCTCAAGAACTACGAGGAGGACTTCGTCCGGTGCCGTGCAGCCGGCAAGGACCCGGAGGCGGAGCTGTTCGTCGAGCAGCAGTGGGGCTTCGACATCAACTGGAAGCCGACGGGCTGGTTTGACAAGAATGTCTGGGGCCGCATGATCGCCGACATGGTGATCGTCCACGGCGGCCACGTCAAGGTCGAGGACCACAAGACAGGACGACGATACGACAAGCACCACGAGCAGTTGGAAATCAACGCCATCGTCGGCCTTCACCGGTTCCCCGAGTGCGAGACGGCCAGTGGCCACATCTGGTACCTCGACCATCCGAAGGTGGAGGTGCCTGAGTTCACGATGGAATTCAGCCGAGCCGACCTGCCGAAGCTCGAGGCCAAGTACAAGAAGCGGGTCCGCCCACTCATGGCTGACAAGCGCTTCGCGCCTCGGCCTGGCCCAGCGTGTCGGTGGTGCGACTACGCCAAAGCGAAAGGTGGACCATGCCGCTACTAGAGACACGAGACGGCCGAGTCCGGGTCGGCCAGATCTGGAAGTACGTCGGCGAGAGCCAGCGTTCCTACGGCGAGAAGTACAAGGTCATTGAGATCTTGCCTGCCGTGAAGAAGCCGAACTGGGATTGGTACCAGGGCATCAGGTACGTTCCGCTCGAGGAGGTCGAGGGCGCGCCAAATGACTACACGCGCCTGGACGTAGACTTCCTCGGCTGCTTCAGGCACGTCGGATGAGTGACAAGGTCAGGATCTCTGGCCGCAGAGAAGGTGTAGACGAACGATGGGTTGCCGACCAAGCACTGAAGCGCTACGGTATCGAGAGCATCAAGGTTGGCCACTCCGGCTGGCCGGACCGCTGGTACTTGATCCCTGGGGGACGGCCGTACGTCATCGAGCACAAGCGGGCCGGAGAGAAGGCGATGGCACGCCAGGCCTTCAGGATCCAACGGCTCAGGGAACTGGGCTACGACGCGGAGCTAGTCGATGACCGAGACGAGGCGCTACACAAGATCAGGACCCGAGCTCTGGAAGCCGCACAAGTACCAGGGCAAGGCGGTCCAGCGCCTGATGGACAACGCAGCGCAGATGATCCTCGCCAGCCCAGGCGCCGGAAAGACCGCGATCACGCTGGACGCCTTCCGTCGCCTCCAAGACCGCGGCGTCGCTAAGCGCGCCCTAGTCATCCCACCTCTCCGGCCAGCGTACCTAGTCTGGCCTGCTGAGGTTGACAAGTGGAAGCAGTTCGAGCATCTCGCCTACACTGTCCTCCACGGCAACGACAAGGAGGACCGGCTCCAGGATGACGTCGACCTGTTCATCATGAACTGGGAGGGCCTCGAGTGGCTGCTCGGCGCTGAGACGTTCACGACCGCTCGCGGGGCCAAGGGCGTGGAGCTGGACCTGAAGCGACTCAAGGACCTGGAGTGCGACACGCTGGTCTACGACGAGCTGACGAAGGCCAAGAACACCCAGTCCGTCCGCTTCAAGATCCTGAAGCAGATCATCCCGCTCTTCGCCCGGCGATGGGGCCTGACCGGGTCACCGGCCGCCAACGGGCTGATGAACCTGTTCGGCCAGACCTACGTCGTCGACGAGGGCCGGACCTTCGGCCCCTACATCACGCCGTTCCGCACGAAGTACTTCGTCCAGCACCCGTTCAAGAAGTTCCAATGGGACATCAAGACGGAGAAGGACCACGGCATGGACGGCGAGAAGGCGATCTTCGACGCTCTCAAGCCACTCGCCATGCGCGTGGACGCTGGCGACCATATCAAGATGCCCACGCCCGTGCCGCTACGGGTGGACGTGGAGCTCCCGCCGAAGGTGCGCGAGATCTACGACATGATGGAAGAGGATCTCTTCGCTCTCATCAGCACCGGCAAGAAGGACCTGGTCCTGCCGTCGACGGCGGCCAACTCAGGTGTGGCGCTCGGAAAGTGCCGACAGATCGCCTCGGGTGCCATCTACCCTGACGCTGGCCAGGTGCTCAAGGGCTTCAAGTCTGTCACCGGCACAAGGGCCTACGTCGAGCTCCACGAGGAGAAGATCAACGCGCTCGAGGAACGGCTAGACGAGCTGCAGAGCCAGCCGTATCTGCTCGGCTACGAGTACCAGCACAGCCTGGACCGGATCGTCAAGCGGTTTGGCAAGAAGGTCACGATCTTCGGCGGCTCCGGCGACATGCGGGAAGAGAAGCGGATCGAGGACGCGTGGAACGCTGGCGACATCCAGTTCCTAGTCGGCCACCCGCAGTCGATTGGCCACGGCCTGAACCTGCAGGGCACCAGCCAGAACGTCGGCTACTTCGACCCGATCTGGGACTATGAGCTCTACGACCAGTTTTACCGCCGGGTCCTGCGTCAGGGCAACCCTCACGAGTACGTGTTCATCGACCATTACGTGGCGCTCGACACGGTCGACGAGGTCATCTACCGCATGTCCGCACTTGAGGGTCACAAGGCCAAGCAGCAGCAACGGTTCTTTGATGCCCTGATGGGAAGAAAAAATTCCAAGCAACGAAAATAACTGTGTACTATGAGATGAGCTCGGTGTAGGGCTGGGCTCTCAAGCTGAAGGAGAATGACATGCTAAAGAAAGCCAAAGCCACATCCGACGACTTCGCCGGACCTCCTGGACTGAACGGCTCCGGCCTCGGACCCAACGAAGACAAGCCGAGCGTCGTTCTCTGCCCGTGCCAACGCCAACTGCCGGAGCGGTCGACGACCTACTGCTTCATGGTCGACCTGAACAAGGAACGGGCCCTCATCCTCGACAACTTCGTCTGGGCCGTTGCCACCAAAGAGATCCCGATCAAGGAGTGGCGAAGCAACTGGAAGACGGTTGAGCTTCCTCGTGAGAAGATCGACAAGATGCTCGACAGCCTCGCGAGCTACGCCATCTACGCCGGCGCCACGCCCGAGGCGATGGAGTACCTGCCGCTCATGACCCCGATGACCGACGCTGCCAAGCGGGTCGCCGGCTACAAGGGCGTGGAGCTGCTTGAACGCTACAAGACCCAGGCCGCGATCGAGGAGGCAGCCGAGAAGGCGGGCAAGCCGCTGACCGGTGCGGCACTTATCGCCAAGGCCAAGAAGATCATGGCAGACGCTGCTGCCAACGAGGCGACCGAGGAGCACCTTGCTGCCACGGTCGACGAGCCGGAGACCACCGTCGTGGCCGAGCGACGCCGCACCACGAAGAAGGCCGAGAAGGTCAGGCAGGCCGCGGCCGAGGTGACTGAGATCCTGAACGAGGCGGAGGCCAAGGGCGAGAACCCGATGAAGGTCATGAAGACCACCAAGACGGCCGACGTCAAGAAGGAAGCGAAGCGCGTTGCTAAGGAGGAAAAGGTCGCTCGGGCCAAGCCGTTCGACGCAGCTAAGCTCAAGGGGCCGGACGGCAAGTACAAGTCCGTGTCCTCGGCGCTCAAGGGCCTCATCCTCGAGGGCAAGCTCAAAACCGACGAGGCGATCTTCAAGGCAGCTCAGAAGCAGTTCCCTGACCTGTCCGACGACAAGTTCGGCTACGTCAAATGGAACCGGAACTGGCTCAAGAAGGAAGGACTCATCTCGTGACAGACCAAGAAAAGATCGACAAGCTTCGCAATGCCCTAGGTGTGTTGCTAGGTGACGTCGACTACCGTAACGGCGCGTGCAGCATGACTGAACAGGTCGGAGCCGTCATCAACCCGCAAACACTCAGGGTTTGCGACGAGGCCATGGAGCTGACGAAATGAACATCATCGAAGGCAAGCTGACCACCGAAGGCGGGGTCTCCGTTCTGTCCGAGGACGGCAAGGAGATCCGCTACACGTTCACGCTCCAACAGTCTGGCGACGTGTGCACGATGCTGATACACGCTGCCGACGCGTGCGGCGACGCGATCAAGCTCAAGGACGGTGACCACTACGTCGGAGCCGTGCTTCGGGCCCAGGCTGACATGATTATGAAGGGTCTCCACGTCAAGGACCACGATCCGGACATGATGAGCGACATGGAGAAGTTCCACCAGAAGTTCGGCCTCGAGTACCACGGCCTGCCGCGGATGCTGGAACCGGAGCTCTTCGGCTTCCGCAGCAAGTTCCTCGAGGAGGAGCTCCAGGAGTGGCGCGACGAGCAGGACGGCCTGGTCACGGCCATGACGGCCGACGACGGGTCACCAGACCACCGGGCCGTGGCCCACGGGCTGCACCAGCAGCTCGACGCTCTGGTCGACCTGGTCTACGTGGCGCTCGGCACGGCGTACCTCCAGTTCGGCCGCAAGGTCTTCAACGAGGCGTGGCGCCGTGTCCAAACCGCCAACATGGCCAAGGTCCGGGCGCAGAAATCCGGCGACAGCAAGCGGGGCTCCACGTTCGACGTCGTCAAGCCAGAAGGCTGGCGGCCGCCGGACCACCACGACCTGGTCAAGGACCACGCGCACATCAAGTACGTCCACCAGGGCGAGATCAACCCAGAGCACCTGGCGCCGGTGGCAGCCGAAAGCGACTTCACCGACGTCCCGTCAGGGATGAACGCACAATGAGGTACGTCGTCTCTCCGTTCTACCCGGTGTCGGACAACGTTGACGTGTCCCACCGGGCCGGGTGGGCCAGGTACGCCGCGCAAGAGCTCGGCGCCAAGCTCCTGACCACCCAGCACATGGGTCTCGTCGCCGACCTGAAGCGCGGCGACGAGCTCATCTGCTACCACGGCATGGAGTTCAAGGGCCAGATGAACCTGCAGTCGGGCCTGACGGACGAGATCCTGGCCAGAGTCAAGCGGCTCCTCGACGCCAAGAAGAAGGGCGTCAAGATCTACAGCCTCGACGTACCGATGCCGAACTACGGGCAGCTGCTCGGCGAGCGAGGCATGGATCCCACGTCCAGTGAGGCCCTGACCAAGCTGTGCGGCAGCGCCGGCAAGATCCTGACGCCGAACATTCGGCCGAAGCGGTTGGTCATCGGAGACAGCCATGCCCTCAGCCAGTACGTGCCTGGGTCGACCATCGTGCGAAACGACAGCCTGACCCTGTACGGAGCGCTGCGCCGTAACGACGGTCTCTTCCAGGACACGCACGTCTTTGGTTTTGAATGGGACTGCGTCTGGAACGACGTCGAGGTCATCACCGCTTACTACGGCAACATCGACATTCGCCATCACCTCTACCGCCAGCCAGACCCGAAGCAGGCGATCAAGGAGCTGGTCGACACGTACGGCAAGCAGCTTAAGATCATACAAGATCGCTACCAGACAGAGATCGAGGTGATCATGCCGCTGCCGATCGAGGACGAGTCCCGACAGATCCCGAAGTCAGGGTGGTACAAAGGCGCGCCGTTCGCTGGCGACTGGCACATGAGGCATCAAATCAGGTTGGCAATGCGAGACCAGCTGAAGCGGATGTGCAAGCGGCACGGCTTCCACGCATACGAACACCCTCGCCACTTCATCGAGAAGGATGGAAAGCTGTCGTTCGACGTGATGGAGAAGCCTCGGTCGGTGCACATCCGACCGGCGGAGTATCGTCTCATCCAGGAGGGTCACGAATGGGTCGCCTAGCAAAGCGTGGCAAGATCGACCTGACCGACGACCCTCGGCCCACCGAGCAGGTGGTCCAGGTCAATGAGCAGCTCAGCGTGACGATCAACACACCGATCGTCTGTGACCGCAAGGGCTTCGAGAAGAAGGTCAAGGCCGGGCTCCGCCACGCCGTCGAGGCGAGGAAGCGGGGGCTGATGCCGACACCGTACTTCTTCGAGGCGCTCGACTACGTCCGCAAGGCCAAGATCCTGCAGGACGCGTCGCTCCAGAGCGGAGGGCTTGGCACGCCGAAGGTGCCGAAGGTCGGCGACCCGCTGATGGAGAACATTCCGATCTACAACACCGTTCAGCGTCGCTACGCCGGCTTCTCCAACGTTCTCGAGCAGCTGTGGTATGCAAAGAAGGCACCGAAGTTTGCTGCCAACGCCAAGCGAGACTTCGTCTGGTCCAACAATCCCTGGAAGTCAGCGAAGATGGAATACGAGTGGCTCTTCATCTGCCTTGTCCATCGACTGACAGGTTCGGGAGCCAGCTTCGAGTGGGACCACGGGTTCCGGAACAATCGCGTCAGCGAGATGGCCAGGATGCTCGAGACTCGTAGCGTGAACGACGCAGCCAAATGGCTCGCTGAGTACGACGGACCGATCTTCACGAGCATCGGTAACCAGATCCCACCGTTCCCGAAGACGGGCGGTCGACACTACATTCAGCACATCGCGCCAGAGCTGGTCGAGCGTGTGCTGGGTTGGATCAAGTTCTACGCCAACAAACAGGGTGGACTGCCCATAAAGAACGTCGTAGATCGCGTGCTCGAGTTCAACCAGGAACTTGGCTGCCGTCGGTTCGTCTTCGTCCTCACGGCCTGGGTCATGGACATCGCCGAGTACATGCCGCACCTCGTCAACCCCAACTCAGACGTCTACCACGGCAAGAACGCCCAGGAGGCGATCGAGATCTGCTTCGAGGTCAACATGAAGAAGCAGGACCTGTACGACAAGGCCACCCGGCTCTTTGCCGACATCTACGGCACCCACCCCATGGACGTGGAGGACGCATCACCTGGCTGCGACCTGGTCAGGTGGATCGAGAACTACGTGCCGAAGAAGGGCTTCGATCACGTGATCGAGAAGGGCATCTTCAACGGATCCAGCCTGGTCTGGGACGCGGGGCGCCAACCCGACCCATTTTAACTGTTTACACGCTGCTGTTCGCATAGTAGCAAGGATCCAGCTGAAGGAGCAACCATGAGCTTTTGGGACTTTTCAATCGTAGTGATGGGGATCGCGATCATCGCGTGCTCGCTCTACGCTGCCGGTAGGTTAAAAGCTACGGGCTGCCTGTTCGTGGCAGGAGCATGGGCGTTCGCCGTCGTTGCTACGTTGTACCACCCTCACAAGGTAGCACCGTTCTGCGACGATAAGGTCCAGTTGCCATGAGCCTGAACCAGAACTTTTCAGTCGAAGAGAACGAGCTGCTGCTCACCCATACGGCTGCCGTCAAGCAGGTCGTCGAGGGTGACCCAGCTGAGGTCGTGCTCGTCGGTCAGGGCTCACAACGAACCCTGTGCACGTGTGCCAACGTGAACGATGCTCGGCTTATCAAGACGCTCTTCAACAACGGCCTGAAGCTCCCACAGCCATGAAGATCGAAGGGAACATGCTCGACGCGTTTGAGATCCTAGGTGGCTTCGCTCTATTCATGTGGCTCGTCATCTGGCTGAGCATCCGCCATCAGAAGAACTACGTTGGACCTTGGGAAGTCCATGCCGTCTGCGACTGTGGGTGGTGGACGTACGCACCGTTCGGCAAGATCTTCCACGTCCACGACGAGTGCTGCCCGCGGTGCGGTGAGCCGAAGTACGGCTTTAAGATCCGTACCAGGCGCATCAACAAGGGTGAGTGGGAAACCAAGGAGTCGAGATGAGCCACGATAACCACACAACCCACCACTCGTTCCGCGAGCTGACCAAGGATGGCATGACCATCCCGCTGCTCGAGCAGATGGCTGAGGGCTGGGAGGATCCGTTCCCGCTGCCTCGGATCGAGAAGCACAAGCTCTGGCAACCAGCCCAGAAACGAACCATCACGGTCAACGTGGTGCGCGATGACGAAAACGGTGTCGGCTCCAAGGGGCGGTTCGGTAGCCTCTTGATGCAGCGAACCAGGCATGACACCTTCGTCTACGTAGCACCCAGAGCCGGCTGGGCGCCGCTCAGCCTTGCCAAGCTGTGTCGTCAGTACGACCGCCGGCTCATCCTCTTCGCTCCGGCCTGCAAGGAGCCGTCGCACCACCAGAAGGTGGCCATGTCACTCGGAGCTGAGATGCGGTTCTACCGGGTGGCAGCGATGCCGAACCTCCAGGCCAAGGCCGAGGAGTTCGCCAAGAAGCACGGCTACTTCTTCGCACCGTTGGGTCTGCGCCACCCGCTCGTAACGGCAGCCATCTACGCCACGGCGAAGAAGCTGTTCACAGGCAAGAAGAAGTCTCAGCTCTGGTGCGCCATGTCGACCGGCGTGCTCAGCCGCGGCCTGCAGCTGGCGCTGCCGACGTGGGAGCACCATGGCGTGTGCGTGGCCCGGAACATCCAGGACGGCGAGCGAGGCAACGCGATCCTGCATAGCCATCCGTACCCGTTCCTGCAGGACGCGCCCGAGGCGTTCCGTCCGCCGTTCCCGTCGGCGTCGAACTACGACGCCAAGGTCTGGGAGTTTATGCAAGGCGACATCGGCGGACCGTGGGGTCGAGGCTGTGAGCCGAACGCCTACATGTGGAACGTGGCAGGCGAGATCGACCTGCAGGGGCCTCTGCCCAAGCGGATCCAGTCCGACAAGGACTGGGGCGACGAGTCAGCGTTTAGGAGGAAGTAATGAAGGACGAAGACGACCGTATCATTTTCAGTCGGAACGACGAGACCGGGGACATGGCGATCGAGGGCGGCACGGCCTCCATCGCACCCGACGGCCCGTTCAAGCTCCAGGTCCAGTTCGGCATCATCAACGAGGCCGATGACATGCACGGCTACGCGACGGCTGACTTCCCGCCGGGCAAGGTCCCGACCGACGCGGAAATCAGCAAGCTGGCGATCGCTGTTCTTGGCATGCTGCCCGACGGGTTCCGGTTCATGCAGAGGAAGGAGTTCATCCAGGAGCTCGTGGCTGAGCACACCGGTATCGACGTGGCGTTCGCCGTGCCCGAGGCCAGCATCCAGTTCCGTCTGGACGCGTTCAAGGTTCAGGGCTGATGCTGCCACTCACGATCTTCGAGGGCCCGGACTGCTCCGGCAAGTCGACCGTTGCCTACGAGTTCAAGAAGCAGCACGGCGAGGCGCGACTGATCCACCACGGGCCGTACCCGGGGATCCAGAAGCTGCTGCCGCGCCTGTACGTTGAGACCATGCTGCCGATGCTCGAGACCGGCGCGTCCCAGATCTGGGACCGAGCCTGGTACAGCGAGCCGATCTACGGCGGCGTGTTCCGACATGGCCAGGACCGGGTTGGCGCAGCCAACCGACGGCACCTTGAGCGCTTCGCCCTTCGGCACGGTGCCGTCGTAGTCCTCTGCCTGCCACCGTACGAGGCGGTCAAGGAGACGTGGCTGAAGCGCAAGGGCGAGGAGTACCTCGAGCACGAGAACCAGCTCCAGGCCGTCTACGACGCCTACGTCGGGCTTCGTGACTGGTGTGGCCTGCCGGTGGTGTTGTACGACTACACGCGCCACGACAAGCACGCTCTGTTCCGGGCGATCGACCAGGCCCGGCACCAGGTGCACAAACACTCGTTCCGTCACCTCGGCGGCAACTACAACGCTCGCGTGGTCTTGGTTGGCGACAAGTTCAGCGACCTGAGGGACGAGGACTGCAACTGGCGCCTGCCGTTTGCCAGCTTCTCAGCCCAGGGCTGCAGCCGCTGGCTGACCGAGAAGCTAGACCACTTCGCCATCCGCGAGGACCAGCTGCTCTGGACCAACTCAGACGACGATCTCGGCTGGCTGAAGGACCGACACAACGAGCTGGTCGTGGCGCTTGGCAAGGAGGCGGAGACCAACCTTAAGAAGGCCGGGATCCCTCACACGGCCGTCGACCACCCGCAGTACTGGCGCCGGTTCAACTCGACCGACCCGTTCGTCTACCCGCTGTTCAAGCTACTCGCAGACACGCTAGGAGTCCACTCAGTATGACCTACCACCATCGCGGCGCCCCGAACCTCAACCGAGCATGGCGCCAGCAGCTCGAGGACGTCATGAAGTACGGCCAGGTCGTGGCGCCCCGAGGCATGGAAACCAAGGAGCTGCCCCAGAAGACCTTGGTCTTCGACATGCTGCACCCGGTCATCACGGTTCCGGAACGGAGTCTCGGCTACAAGTTCATGGCGGCCGAGGCGTGGTGGCTGCTGTCGGGCCACAACGACGTGGCCTCGATCGCCCCGTACTCAAAGGCCATCAGTCAGTTCAGCGACGACGGCGAGACTTTCTTCGGCAGCTACGGCCCACCGTTCGTGGAGCAGCTGATCTACGTGGTCTCGGCGCTGCAGAACGATCCGGACACACGCCAGGCCACGATGACGTTCTGGCGGCAGAACCCGCCGAAGACGAAGGATGTGCCGTGCACGATCGCCATCGACTTCAAGCTCCGGGGTGGTCGTCTGAACACCCACGTCTTCATGAGGTCGAGTGACAACTGGCTCGGCATCCCGTACGACGCGTTCAACTTCACGATGATGACCTGTCGCGTGCTCGAGCTGCTGAACGCTGGGCTTCCAGACGGCAACAAGATCTGCCCAGGCACGATGCACCTGACCGCGGCCAGCAGCCACCTGTACGCTCGGAACTTCCCGGAGGTGGTGGCTGTGCTTCGGAGCCCGATCGTGCCATCGCTGACGAACCCGCTGCCGAAGCACCTCTACG